TGAACATCCAGGCGCATTTGTTCCTCGTTTGTGTGAGCGTCGCGTGCATGCTCTTTTTCAAGGGGTGCTTCCTGGCGCAATGGCAGCGCGACAACATCACGTACACCCAAGAGGACTTTCACCGTATCCAGAAATCAAAGTCGCGCCGGAACCTCGAGTTCCTGACGATCATTGTTCCGGTGCTTCTGATCGATCTGTATAAACTTCGAGCACTTCCTTGACCACCGGGTGACGAAGGATATCGTCGTCGGTAAACTCGACGTGGTCGATCGAGTTCACTTCGCTCCTCTCGAGCCGACGCAAAAAATCAGAAAATCCATTTTGCTCATAGCCACGGTCGTGCTGTTTCGGATCACCCGTCAGCACGAGTTTGGACCCAAGCCCGATCCGAGTCAGCATCATGAGCATCTGACTCGGTGTCGCATTTTGCATCTCGTCGGCGATGATCCAAGACTCCTCGAAGGTCCGGCCGCGCATGTACGCCAGGGGACACACCTCAAACTGGTCATTCTCCTGGAGGTACTGAATGTCCTTTGGGGTGTAGTGCCGACGGAGCGAGTCGTAGATCGGTCGGGTCCACGGCTCCATCTTCTTCTCGAGCTTACCTGGGAGGAAACCGTGCTGCTCGTCGACCGAGACGGCCGGCCGAGTGATTATGAGTCTCTTGACCTTCCCGGACGCCAAATGCTGAGCACCAACATGGCAAGCCAGAAGAGTTTTTCCGGTGCCGGCCGGCCCGGAGGCCAGTACGATAGGAATGTGGGGCGCATTCAACAGTTCGACAAAGAAGCGCTGGTTGATGGTCCTGGGGAAGACACTCATATAAGTGAGAAGCGCGCCCTGTGTTTATGGGATTCGCCAAATGGAAAGTCCGCCAAGGGCCAGGTACGCACTATTTGATGGACGGCGGCATCCTCGACGTCCCGCACAAAGACACGGATGCATTCATGCTCGAGTACCTCGCGTCGCTGCGCCGCGGCGACAAGGTGTACGTCGTCGAACAAAAGACTGAGGTGTTTCGATTCTTCGTCGATCTCGACTGGAGGGACGCCGAGCCGCTCAGCGACGAGCGACTCTTGGAGATTCTCCAGGTGATGTGCTCGGTCGTTCCGGGCCGGTGTATCGTGGCGCGCGCCCCCGTACGCCTCGAGGACGACGGTCGGACGAAGAGCGGCGTCCACATACACTGGCCTGAGACGAAAGTTCGGCGGCCCGAGGCGCTCGCCTTCCGAACACGAATCCTTCTGGAACTCGGTGACGACCCGGAATGGAACGAGCGAATAGACCTGAGCGTCTACGGCGGCTCGGGCCTTCGCATGATCGGTTCGCACAAAATGCCGACCGGCGACCCGTACGTCCCCTGGACACCAGGCGAAGAGCCCCAGCCAATCACGATCGAGGACATCAAAGCGTTTTCGATCCGGACCGAGGAGACGGACGTGACGAAGAACATCACCGAGGTGTCCAACTTTGGACCGATCGAGGCGTACATCCGCAAGTACATTCCCGGACAAGAGTTTGCACGGGTCAAGCGGATCGGCCGCAAGAGCCCACAGTGTCTGTGGGTCCAGACGGACTCGAAATGGTGTGCCAACATCCAGGGGGAACACAAGTCGAACCATGTGTGGTTTTACGTCTACGGCGACACGATCTGTCAGCGCTGTCACGACGAAGACACGTGCAAGGGCTTTGTCGGACAGGAATTTATACTTTCTCCGAGCATAGTAGAGGAACTGACCAGCAATGTTGCTGTGGATCGTTCTACTTTTGTTTCTATTCGTGATCTTGTCCCCGCCCACTGGTTTCCAGCGGACCCTGGCGCTCCGGTACGAACGGGAGGTCCACCCGTACTCGGGTCTGGATCCGGACGAGTGGCAAAAGTTCAAGGAAAACGTCCGGGCGTTCGAGCAGGAAGAGGATCCGGCCGTGGCCGCTCGTCAGCTGTACGCCGCGATGGAGAACATTCGTAATCTCGGACTCGGAATTCAGCGCCCGGATGACATCGAGACGCGCGACACGCTCGACGGCATTGCCGGTCGGCTCGCGCTCGACGGCGAATACATGCTGTACACCCAGGCGAAGAAGCAGGGCCTTTACTTTTTCCCACGCTATCTAAACAATACGGACTATGAATCCCCAGATGACTTCAAACGCGGTGGCGTCGTCGGAGATCCCGGAGTCCACTTCCCCGACCCCAAATCCCACGGCCAGTAATGTACGAACCCGTTCCGGCCGGATCGTAAAGAAGCCAGAGCGCTATGCACCCGTCGAGGTGTGCGAGGATGACTACGCATCGGACGAGTACGACTCGGAGGAGTCGTCGGACGTGTCGTCGGACGTTTCGGTCGACCCGGATGACATTTCGAGCGAGTCGGACGCCGACGAGCACGGAAATCTTGACGGGTTTGTCGTAGAAGATAAAAGTGACGAGAGTGTAACAGAGAGTGATGTTTCAGAGTCAGGATCAGAGACCGATGCCTGAAGAGGAGGAACCGCCTCCGCTTCAGCCACAGTACTACCTGCCACAGCCGCCTCAGTTTGAAAAGCACGACGAGTTTCTCGAGGGCATTTCGAAGCAGACTTTGATTCTCGCCTTTGCGGCGTTTTTTATTGGACTCCTCATTGGGAAGTCGATGACGCCTGTTGTTCTGCGCCAATAAATGGAATTTCCTGTGATGTAATGGTCGGAATGTATTCTTTCGAGTTTGTCAAAGAAGTTCCTGAGTACTCATATTGTTCATCGGCTGCGATGACGTACATCGGTGCGTCACCAGAGCTCGATTCGAGTCCGACAAAATCACCCATCCCCTTGCCCTTTGAAAAGGCTTCGCCTTGAAGAAAGACAGCCATCGGGTGTTCGCGCATGTTGACCCAGCCGCCTGCATCCATAAAGACGTTCGACTGGTCGTCGGCCTCCGGGTAGTCCTTCGACGGCTCGACAAAGGGTGGTACGGTGTTTTCATCGCGAGGCGGTGCGTAGCCGCTCCGTCTGGTCCTTACGAAAAGGACTACGACAAAGATCACGAGGAGCAGGATCAACACGGCCCTCTTCATTACTTAGGCGCTAGATTCTTCTGCTGGGACGTCCTCGACGACCGACGGCAGGGTCACCTCGACCGGCTCGGCTGCCGCCCGGCGCGCCTCGCGCTCCTCGCGCCGCTTGACAATCTCGGCCGCGATGCGGGTGTCCGCCTTGAGCACCAGCTCCTGCATGTCCGCCTCCGGAAACTCCTTGCGGAGCTCCTCGATCACCTCGGCTGGGTGCGGGATCGGTGGCTCGTCCGGACGGGTGTAGAACTTGCTGTTCTCGTCGCCCGGCTCGATGAACGGGGTGTCGCTGCCCTCGATCGGCTTGGCCATCATGTCCTTCTTGCGCTTCTCAAAGTGCAGCGTCGCCTCGCGCTGGTTCTTCATGTAGCCCTGCATAATCTCCTCGAGCTTCTCGTTCTGGTAGTGCACGTCCTGGATCTGGTCGCGGTCCGGCGGGACTAGCAGCCACTTGTACATGTCGACGACGTAGATATCGATCAGCGGATCCTCCTTCTGCAGACGCTTGGCGTGCGCGCCCGCCTCCTCACGACTCATGAAGCAGCCGCGAATCTTCAGACCGAGCTTCTCGTTCTTCTGGGGCATGTCCGGGCCGACCATAGAGATGAGCGCAAACAGCTGACCGGGAACGGTGAGAAAGTCCTGCTCGAGAGACATTTAAGAAGGACGCGCATTTTATGTTTAACTAAGCAACGCACATGGAGGCCATTCGTCGTCTTCACAACCAGAAGAAGCGCGAGCTCATCAAGCGTGCCGTGGCTCCAGGCTCATACGTCCTCGACTGTGGATGCGGTCGCGGTGGCGACCTTCAGAAGTGGCGTGATGTGAACGCCGTCGTGTTTGGCGTCGACCCTGACCATGCCTCGATCGACGAGGCGTACGGCCGCCGGGATCTTCTCGGCATGAAACACCGCGTTCGGTTTCATCCCGGTGACATTTTCGTCGCCGAAAAGTTTGGGCCGTTCGACGTCGTCTGTTACAACTTTTCGATTCACTACATCGTCGAGTGCCTGAGAGACTCGGCCAAGGCGATCGCCCGGTCGACGAAGCGCGGCGGGCTGCTCATCGGCATCACGCCGGACCTCGACCGGATCAAGGCGTTCAAGTCACCGGATGCACTCGGAAATACCGTCGAGCCGGTTGACGAAAAGACCATCTCGGTCCGACTGGTCGACGGGCCGTTCTACGCTCAGGGGGCGCGTTCAGAGCCGGTGGTGACCAAGGCCATGCTCGAGGAGGCGCTCAAGCCGTGGTTCGAGTGCGTCGAGTGGAAGCCGATGCTCGACGAACCGAACGGTCTGGTCTCGGACATCTATTCGACATTTATTTTCAGGCGCAAGTAGTAGGATGTACCCATGGGTACTATTTGGAGCCACTATGCTCCTCATATTTTTGGTCGCGACGGTCGACGAGCCCCAGCTGCTCAAGGATATCAAGTGGCGTTACTCGATCCTTCAGAAGCACCTGAAAGACACACCGAACATCGATTCACGTTTCGAAGTCCTAAGGCGGCACCAACCCATCATTACTGGCATCAGTTCGACACGTATGAATAAAGGCACGATCGGGTACAATGTAAACAAAGGGTACGAAATTTACATTTGTCTCGATGGTGGAAACGTCGAGCCGGCTATGCACGTGCTCATCCACGAGCTGGCGCACATGACCGTTCCGGAGTACGATCATTCAGAGGCGTACTGGAAGAGCTTCCGGGATCTTCGTCAGTTGTGCATCACGCTCGGTATTCTCAACCCGCCGAAGGAACCGCAACAGTATTGTGGCGGACAAATTTCAGCCTAGGGTTCACTTCTGGTTCTTCAGAAGCTTCAGGGCGAAATAGAAGATGACGGCGGCCAGAATGGCCGTCACGGCCATGCCGGTCGTGGACAGCTCACCAGCCTCACTGAGGAACTTGGGGATCATGTCGGCCAACTTCTCCTGGACCGGCTTGGAAAATGCAGCGACGGCAGCCAGACCGGCGATCGCCGCCTGGAACTGCTCATCAGTCAGACCAAGCGGATTCTTGCTCTCGGACTTGCTCGGCGGGGCACCGATCATACCAGGCGACACGCCAGTCACACGCTGGGTCGTCGGAGAGTTGTACGTCGCACTGTCGACACCGTTGTCGAATGCCGCGGCCGGCATCACCTCAGAAATTGGTGTCGAGAAATCCATTTCTATTTGCGTAGAGTTTTTTTCAGGAGGCGGCACGCGTAGTTCTTCTGGACCGCGACGCGTCCCAACAGGGTCCATACGCTCCGTTGGAGGCTCAGAAGGACCTTCTTCGATCGTCGGGATGTACTGGAGAATCTGAGAACTGCCGTTGAAGTCCATATTCTCCATTTCTTGTTTCGGACACTTTTTTGCGTCCGGTTAAGCGCAAAAAAATGTAGCGATACATTACATATGGGTGTGACGTACGAACATGCTGATTTGCCACCTGCGCCCGAGCCCGTCGCGGAGCCCGAGCCCGTCCCGGTGCCCGAGCCCGTCCCGGTGTCCGAGCCCGTCCCGGTGCCCGAGCCCGTCCCGGTGCCCGAGCCCGTCCCGGTGCCCGAGCCCGTCCCGGTGCCCGAGCCCGTCCCGGTGCCCGAGACCGAGACCGAGACCGAGACCGAAACCGAGACCGAGACCGAGACCGAAACCCCTGAGGTGGCTGACGATGAGGAGGACGTTCCGGTCCAGCGTTCTGCCGCGCTGATCGAGGAGGCCCTGAACGCTACACTTTCTTCACAGTGATTCCGGTCGTCCCGCGTTTTTTGACGGGCGTGCCTGACGTCGTTTGGGCGACGGCGTGCTGCGGGTTGTAGTGCTTCTGGTGAAATTGCCACATGGCATCCGATCCGATCCGAAACCCTTTTCGGATCGGCGCTTTGTAGTAAAAGACACAGTCCTCGATACGGTTGGACTTGCTCGTATTGTCGAGCACGAGACACTCGTAGTTTTCTGTACAGGAATTCATCACCTGACAGAACATGTCGAACGTCGGAAACACACCGAAAAACGCCTTGTACAGGCGCTCGCGGTTCTGAATCACATTCTCGCGCAGGACAAAGACGTAGTCGACGTTAGCACGCAGATCCGGTGAAAGGTCCATACAGTACTGCATCGTCAGCATGAAAAAGAGTTTCCAGTGACGACCGTTCATGAAACATTGTCGGATGCACGTGTCCTTCATGAACGCCTTGTCGTACATACAGTCGTCCATGAGCAGGAAGGCCCCTGACGGTTTGCCGGCGCCGACGAGCCTGCGCTGGCGCTCGAGGATCCGTTCGATCGCCTCGCGGTTATAGTCCCCGTAAATGAAGAGGTCTGGTACAAACTGGCGATAGTAGTGGTTGCCGTCCTCGGTGCCTGACATGACGATGCCGCACGGCAAGTGCCTCTTGTGGTACATGATATCCGTGACGAGCGTCGACTTGCCTGTGCCACGTTTGCCGATGAACACACACACCTTGTCGTCGCCAATCTTTGACGGGTCGAATTTCCGAAGTTGGAGATTCATCTACTTTTAAGGATATGTTTTCGTGTCGACGCATGCACGCACTAGTAAGCAACCGTGACGAGATCGACGGTCGAGATATCAAGGACCAGTCAATGTTTGGAACAAGCGCTCCAGTTCTCCGACCGTGAGCCGTCAGGTACGTATAACCAAGCAGATCACTTTTCGGATTGACGACAATCTTTCCATCGATCGGCACGAGAAAGCGTTCGGTTGTCGTCGCAAACGGAACGTGACGCTTAAAGTTCGATCGGTAAAACGAAACTTGTGGATCACCAGAAAGCCAAACGTCTTGTACCCCCCGGGCAAGAAGCTGGGCTGCCTGAATCTTACTCATCTACTTTTAGTCTTAAATTGATGCAGAACCGCCACTTCTGTGTGTGATAGTACGCGTTGACGTCCGACCATTAAACCAAATCTCGGGACTCACCGACGTCAACCGAATTCACTTTAATTTTCAGTTGGTAGTCAGCCATTCCTATTTAGTCCCAAAATTTAAGAGCTGTACAGAAGTGCGCCCATACCATTCTGGATCCGGAGCACGTTGTAGTTGACGGCGTACACATAGACGCTCGTGTAATCTGTCTGGAAGGTGTTGTCGCCGCCGTTGCGCACGATGTTGTTCATCGTGATCGTCGAGGGCGTAATCAGGCGGTACGTGTCGATACGCGAGAAGTTGAGCGTGCCGGTCGGCTGCAGCTTGCTCGTGTCGAGACAGTACGGGATGATCGCCACGTTAGCCGTAGCGACGCCCGTGGGCATATAGCCGTACGGCGTGTGGTAGTACTGGTTCGCGTCGGCCCAGTGGATCAGGGAGCGAGAGTCACCGATATCGATACCGTTCACCTGGGTCTTGAACTGCAGATCGGCCGCGGCCGTCGCGCTCACATTCTGGTAGACGTTTGCGTAGTTGTTCGACTGGAACGCCAGGAACTTGATCGGGTGAGCGAACGCCAGCTCCATCGTCGAGCTCGCCGGCACAAACTGGCGCTGCACCTGCGTAATCAGCATGTCGTGCTGGGTCTTGGCGAAGTAGTCGCGCTCGGCCTGGTCCAGGTAGATGAAGTTGGACCAGACGATGTACTGGAGGCCGGTGTAGGCCGTCGAGGACGGAGAGGCCGTGCCCGCCAGGTTGCTCCACGTGATCCGGAGCTCGATGTCGTGGTACTGCAGGGCCACCAGCGGCAGAGCCGACTGCCAGTCCTTGCAGAAGAAGAACTTGAGTGCGTAGAACGAGTTCTTGTCAAAGCCCGGCTGGAAACCAGTCTGGACAGGCAGCAGGCGCTGATTCAGGTTCACGGCGCCAGTCACCGGCTCGATGCGAGTCGAGTAGAACGAGTCCTGGGTGTCGATAACCTGGCCGCCGATCAGCAGCTCCACCTTGTCGATGACGTTGGACGCCCAGTTCATGTTGGGCACCAGAGCGCCGTTCGAGTCACGGGCCGTCAGGTACACATAGGACAGCAGATCACCCTTCTTCTCGAAACGCACCGTCGACACGCCACCAGCTGAAGGCTGGCCCTGGATGAGCTGACGCTCAACCGAGTTGGCGAAGTGAGTGTAACGCTTGTACGAAGACCGGTAAAATGAGACTTCGGGCTTGCTCGTCAGGTAGGCGTCCTGGGCGCCGACTGCAACAAGTTGAACGATGCCACCACTCATTTATCATTCAGACAACCTTTTTTTTCACGAGGACGCCGCGGTCGCGTACTGTGAAAATGCCGGTTGGGCAAGGGGATTCTTCGCCCGGACGTCCCGGGCCAAATTGAGATCCATCGGTGTCGCGTTGCCCTTCTTGACGTTCAGACGGTTGTACTGAGGAGCGACGTACCGGTAGTTCTTGGAACCGTCCGCCGGACGAATCGGCAGAGGACCAGCCTCCAGACGAGTCGTCGTACCGGCACCAATCATGCCGATGGGATCCTGACGAACGTTCATACGGCCTGGATTGCCTGCGCGATCCGGATTCGAACGATTCTCGGACCAGCGAGTCATCTTGTTGTCCAGGAGCGTGCTGTCGTACCCCTGACCGACATAGAACGCCGGGGCGCCTTCGCCGAGCGTGTCGTCGCGGTATCCCGTCTCTTGACGACGCGTCGTCCGGCGCGTCTTCTGAAAGTCCGGACGACCCTCCGGACCGGTGAGCGCGCCGCCCTGACCCTGGCCTCTGTTCTGGGCCGGTGCGCGATACCACGCCTTGGTGGGCTTGGCGTGGTGCGTAATCTCGCCCATCGTCGTCCCGCCATTCTTCACCACCGGGTTGACCGGACCGCCCCAGTTGCCTGGGAGCGTGTTCAGCTTCTCCTCGTTGATGTTGTTCGGCGAGACGCGGAAAAACTGCTGGAACCCGCCTGCGGCCGGCACATTCGGGTCGAGGCCGAGGCCGCGACCGACGTACACCTTCTCGGTCGGGGTCAGGTTATTCATCTTGTTCGTGATGTTCTCGCGGTAGACGGTCGAGTACACCGGCTGACCGAACGGGAAGCGTTTCCCGTCCTTGGTGACATCGCCAAGATTCGGCACCGCCTCTTTCGGTGGCAGATACGCGTCACCGATGCGACGACCGAACGACGGGTTGATCGGCCGCATGCCAAAGGCGTCGGCGCGCATACCCGGCGAACCTTCCGCCAAATCCGTATCGAGCTTCGTAATTTTCGTAGGCGGGGCCGCCTTGACAATCTCCTCCTGTTCCTCCTTGGCGTCACTGATCTTCTTTCCTGCGAAGATGAGTCCGGCGACGGCAGCGAGGGACAATGCCATATTACTTTAGTCTGATATTTAAAACCAAAAGGCGCGCAGCGCCTTTTGTGAACAGAGGCTGAAGCAGAGGCACGATGTGCCTCTGATTTTATTGCTTTACACTGTAGCGCTGGGCAAAAGCTTCCGACTGGTACATGGCATACGAGCTGATGGGGTTCGTCTCCATCACACGAATGTCATCCTTGACTTCGTACAGACGCGGAAAGTCGTACGGCTGAGCCGTATAGTACTTCCCGGACCGCGAAGTCGTCTGGGACCGAAGAGCATCGTCCGTCATGACAATGTCGACGTAGTTCGTATTGCTTGGGCCCTTCCAGATATCCTCCTCGAGCACAAGACCATCCGTCTGAAGACGCGGCATTTTACTACTAGTCGATAAAAGAATTAACGAGCGCCGTTTCCACCTCGCATTTGGACCCGCTCTGGGAATCGGGCGTAGGGATTTCCTTCGGGGTCGCAGGCTTCAGGAGTGTCACGACACTGTGGAGCAAACGGTCGTCCATAAGAAGCCTGAGCAAAGGCCGCCTGGTCATTCGGGATCGTCGTACTGGCAGTAGTGTAGAAATTACGCTCGGCATCGCGGACACGTTCGAACGGGTGAATGCTGTCCCACTCCTGCTGGACCTCCTCACGGACAGAGGGATACCACGCTGCTGGGGGGCGGTCGGGCTGAGTCGAGTACTCGCCCATCAGGATATTGCCCATCGGGTTGTCACGCGACGGCATCGTAAACCCGCTGGCGTCGAGCTTGTAGTTGAACGAACGCTCGCCGTCCGGAATCATGCCGTTGAAATAAAGAACGTAAAGGACAGTTAGCACCAGTAGACCGAGCAAAATAACACGGGCATCCTTACTTGTCAAAAACACGAGCGCGGACGCGTAGACGACAAAGCGGGTCGTCGCCTCGACACGTTCCTTGGCCGACTGGCGATTCGTCGGCCAAAAATCCAAAAGCTTATCCTTCTGGAACACCTCCTGTAGAATGTCCATATTGAGATATGCCTAGATCTTTTTCGGGCCGTCCAACTTCCCGCCCGGCGGACCCATGAGGCCTGCCATCAGGCCTGACATATTCTTCATCAGGGCCTCCTCGGACGAGATGCCCTCCTCGGTCATCTGCTTGGCGCACTTCTCTGCGACGCTCTCAATCATCGAAAGCGTCTCGGCTGGGAGCGCCGAGATGGTCGTCGCCAGAATGTACATCGTCTGGAGGTACTTCCAGATCGCCTCCTTGGTATTCTCGGACAAGTCGTCCGTCCAAATATTCATCAGATTCAGCTCCTTGAGAATCGGAATCTCGTCCGAGTGCTCCTTGAAGTACGCCTCGTCCTTCGCCATCAGCTGAGACGCCACCGGGCCGATCGACTTCATGTAGTTCTCGAGCACCATGCGCCGCCGAGTCTTGCGAATCAGGCTGAAGGATGCTTGAAACTTGACGAACGACTTTTCCTCCGGAAAGGTGAGTACGAGTTCGTCGAGAAACTGCTGCATCATGTCATTGAAGGCGGACACGGTCGTTGCCATTCTGGCAGAACAGTGTCGTATTACTTTATCTAAGAGGCGCCTCAAAACGGGTCGGACGATATCGACTCATGCGAAGCGTTCCCCTGACTGACGATGAAATACACGAGCAGGCCAACCAGGAACGCCGGCTTGAAGTACGCCGAGTTGGGCAGCTTCTCTTTGTTCATCGTCGACCTGACGTGGATGTATGCGATCGTCGCTCCGGCGGCGATGGCCGCCGCCGACATTGGATTACGAAAGTGGTGATCCATATACTATGTGAACCTACTTTTTCTCAGGCGCATCGTCGAACAGCGTCTCGTGGTGCACCGGGGCTGGAGTGGCTGGCACTGGCGCCGGCGTCACCGGCACCTCCTTCGTCTCGCCTTCGCCGTCAGCCATCGCTGGAGTCTCGGTCGCCGGCTCGGTCGCCTCGGCTGCTGGATCGGTCGCCGGCGCCGGGGCTTCCGTCTCCGTCTGGGGTGCGGCCGGCTCCTCCTCGGCGTCGGGCATGTCGGCCGGGTCGGCACCGACTCCGTGATCGATATCCATCTCGCCGTTGGTGAACGCCGGGATGTACGTGTCCAGGATCTGCTGGACCGGAATGAAATCCTCGACGACATCCTTGATGCACTTGGTGATCCGCTGCGTCAGAACGACCCGCTTCTCGAAATCCTTCATTTCGGTCGCGACGATGTACGGGTCCTCGTAGAGATCCTTGGCGACCGCGATGTAGCACGAATGAACAAAGACGTCGTTCGTCGGAAGCTTGATGTTCAGTTTGCGCGAGTCGCTCGAGATGCGCACAGCCGACATGATCTTGACCGAAATGACAAACACGGCCGCGAGCAGGTTCGGGAACAAGGCGCACGTCTTGATGATTGCGTCCGTGTGCTGCTTCACGATCGTGTTGTTCCAGTTTTTGACCTCGACGAGCAGCGCCTGAAACTGCATCAGCGTCTTGCGTCCCTGGGACTGCTTCTTTGCCTCGGCGTACAAGTCAAAGAAGGCGTCGATCATCACGGGAGCCATCGCGCCTGAGAGCTTGGCCATGTATTTGCGCTCAGCCTCGACAAGCACCTCCATATACTATCCCTAGCGCTTTTTTGCACGAAGAGATTGCGCAGTCTTGTGAAGGTTCGCGAGCGTCGGGAGCTGTTCGTCGTTCGAGTGGTCGATGACGACCGCGTGCGTCGACGGCGTCGGCTTCTCCCATGTGACGTGGAGAGACGTTGGCGTCGTCGGTCGGACTGTATACCCAAGCCTGTTCAACTGACGAGCGAGATATGCCGTCGCGGTTTCTATACTGTACGCCGGAAACCCAATGACGAACCTGGGTGTCGTCAGGATAACCTCGTGAAGTCCGAGCGTCGCGGCGTTTGAAATTTTACGCGAAAACTGCTCGAGAATTGCCCGGTACGTCGCCTTTTTGACGTCGAGCCGTTTTCGTTCGCGTTCGGCGAGCGCCTTTGCCGTCACGATCGTCGACATACCTACTAGAGTCCCGGTTTATTGACGGATGGTGCCGAGCGCAGCATCGGCTTGGGCCTGAGCACGCTGTTCCAGGCGCGTCTTGTCGAGCCAGGCGCCGAGTTTCGAGTCGAATCCGGATGCGGTGCTCGCCTTCAACTCGTCAAACTGCTTGTCGAGCGCCGTCTGGATATCCTCGAACGTGCGGTACTTGTCACCCGTAAACGGCATGAATGGGCCCTCGGCGTTCGGAGCCACCTGGCCGCTGATGTTCAAAATACGGCCCTGGGCATCAGCCTGGACATCGTATTGGATACCAAAGTAGCCGCGCGTGTTCAGGAACAGAATACGAGCCTCGTACATCTCGGAGCCCTGGGAACCCTGCATGGTGTGAATGTATACCGTCTGGACAGGATACACGTCAGGCACGCGGGCCTGGATCGCGTTGATGATCGACTGGATCACGGCCGGCTCGACTGGCTTCTCGTCAGTCGCATTCTCGAAGCGTTCATTCACGGAACGCTGGGAATTCCAAATCAAAAATCCAAAGAGGGCGAGCAGTCCAAACACGACCAGCTGATCATCCTTCATTACCATAGCGCGTCAAAAAAAAATACCAATTCCCTGACAGATTAGTAATGGCGACGCTGGTATACAGCGATCGATGCCAGTATTCGGCCCAGGTCATCCGACTCATTCAGGAAAACCCGGCGCTCATCAAGGTGATGCGCTTTCATAACGTGACGACGCACGGCATTCCAAGTAAGCAAGTGACCAGAGTGCCGACGTTGCTGACCAACGACGGAAAGATTCTCGTCGGTCTCGAAGTGAAATCATGGGTCGATTCGATGGCTCCAGTCGAAGTGGTCGAGGCGAACGATGCATTCGGTCCGTCGACGACGTTTCTCGACGGCACGGACAGTGAGGTCGGTAACATGTTCGATCTGGACAAGTACGGCTCGTCGCTCGCTCCGCCCATGACCGCCGAGCTCGAACAGAAGATCAGCCGCAAGGTTCAAGATGCGTACACAAATCTGCAAAATAATTTCTAGTCACATAATACCAAATGGACCCTACGAAGAAGCTCATTCCCTTCCTGACGTTTGCTCTGCTCGCCAGCCCTCAGGCGTTCATGCTCGTCCGCTCCGTCGCGGGCAGCTGGGTCGCCACGGCTGACGGCCTGCCCAAGGTGGGCGGTCTGCTCCTGCACGCCCTGGTGTTTGTGCTGCTGACGCACTTCCTGTGGCAGCTGGTCTACGGCCCGAAGAAGGTGGGCGGCTGCGGCTGCGGTATGTAATTTTCTAGACTGATAGTACATGGCAAGACGTCCATCGATTCTGAAAAAGACGCCCGCGCGCCGTAGCCCGTCACGGCATGTCCAGATCAGTAAGATCATTAGAGTCGGTACGATCCCGAATTATCCGTTGCCGAGCCTAGGATTTCTGCGTAGAAACTACCCGACCCGGCCGTTGACCCGGAACATGTTCCCGGCTGGTGCATACGGGAACAGCCTGTTTCTCTCGATGCATGGTCAACGCCGAGCTCAGCGTGCCAGTGCACAGAGTCGTCCTCGGCCGACCAGCGCCAACCGGCAGAGAGAACTCAACGCCGCGTTGGCGCGCGCGACCGCACTGGCCAACGAGCTACGCCAGCCAAACTCTCCGCCGCTGCGTCGTCAAAACTCCCGGAACCGCAACAGCAACAGCAACAATCTGTACAGATAAAGAGTTCCCACATTGAAAGGGTGGGCTGGGGAGCCCATCTGACTGACCTTAGCTCAATTGGTAGAGCGAAAGACTGTAGTCGTTTGAAAAAAATCTTTAGGTCGCTGGTTCGATTCCGGCAGGTCAGAAAAAACAACCTTTTTTCGGCGAGCCTTCATAGCTCAATTGGTAGAGCGCACGCTTCGTAGGCCCGTGTCAGCGTGAGGTATTGGGATCGTAACCCAATGGAGGCAAGACGCCCTTGTAGCTCAGTTGGTTAGAGCGTGGTGTTAACACCGCCAAGGCCACAGGTTCGAAACCTGTCAGGGGCACAGTTTCACCGACATGTACGTTTGGTGGGTCGGGTGGTCGGTTGTTTACCATCCAGACCCACTCTTCGAGTTCGGCGTCTGTCATTCTGTAGTTCCACCATATCTTTCTGGCTTTTTCCAGGTTCATTTAATGTACATGGGTTTTTCTCTCTAGGTGCGCATAGTATAGTGGTAGTACAGCGCCCTTCCAAGGCTCAAGCTCGGGTTCGATTCCCGATGCGCGCAGGCCCCATAACTCAATGGATAGAGTGTAAGCCTTCTAAGCTTGAAATCCGGGTTCGACCCCCGGTGGGGTCGGTGCCGTTAGTGTAATGGTTAGCACGGAACTCTTATGAAGTTTCAGTCCGAGATCGAACCTCGGATGGCACATCTGGTTCTATCGTCTAATGGTTAGGACACGAGACTCTGAGGAGGCGAAAGATTTCGCCGACCCGTGGGATCTCGTAATGGGAGTTCGAATCTCCCTAGAACCTTTCGACCTGAGCGTGTCGCTAAAAAGCTTCGACCTGAGCAAGTCGAGTAAGACGCGTCGTAAAAATGCTCTGATGCCCCTGTAGCTCAGTCGGTAGATGCGTAAGGCTGTTAACCTTAAGGTCACAGGTTCGAACCCTGTCGGGGGCGGAATATAATTCCCAGTATAGTATGGATGATAGTATACTTGGAATTATCTGGATAGGTCAGGTGGTACTTCAAGTTGTAAATACGGTTCAGTTGGCGATGATCATAGAGCGAAGGTGAGTCACTTTTTG